AAAGAAGAAAGACTTGCTAAAAAATTAGAAGAGGGTGATTTTAAAAACGACACTCAAAAAGAAGCATTAGAACGACAACTGGCTAAAACTAGAGATATACAGCAAGAAAGAGGATATGCTAGTAATATGCTTCCTGATGGAGTCACAGTAGACGAAGTAAGTGGTAAGTTTAGAGCAAGTGCCGCACAAGTTGGAGAAGATGGCACACAAGTCATGGCACAACTTTTTGATAATTTAGACGAAGCAAAAGAATATACACAATCAGATCCTTATGCTACTGAAGCAGGGCAAGCATTAAGATCAGAATTAGATGCCAACTTTGCTGAGATGATGGGCGAAGTAGATGCATCTGGAGCAGCCTTAGGTGCACCAGTCGTTGATATTGCACCTGAACCAACAGAAGATGATGACTTTCATTATCAAAAAGATACAGGAGACGGTCAACTTGCCCAAACTGATACTGGTAGTGGAGAAATGACTGAATATGAAAAACGTAGTCTAGCACTGCAAGAACAGCAGATTGCGAAACTGGCTAGGATTGACAATGCGACAACAGAGACAGCAGACGGTACCCAAAAAATTGCAATCAACTCGTCAGTTTAACTAAATATATAATATAAAGAGAACCTATACCACATGGCATATACAAAGAAATTTTTAAACAAGAGCGGAGTATCAAGTCCGATATCGGGAGGCAACAGTAATCCTGGGTCTTGGAATGGTGTAGGTGCTTCAGAAGAAGGTTATTCAAATACTGACTTCGGCTACAAGAATTACATGAGTAGACTTCCTGAAGTTTACACAGGACATCCTAACAGAATAGAAAGATATAATCAGTACGAGATGATGGATGTTGATGCTGAGATTAATGCGTGTTTAGATATCATTGCAGAATTCAGCACACAAAAGAATGATCATAATCACACACCATTTAACTTTGAGTTTAGAGATGAGCCTACTCCACATGAGATGGACTTGTTATCTAAGCAGTTACAACAATGGTGTAAGTTAAATGAATTTGATACTCGTATGTTTAAGATGTTCAGAAACGTCATCAAGTACGGAGATCAAGTCTTTGTAAGAGATCCAGAGAACTTTAAACTCTACTGGGTTGACATGGTTAAAGTCATTAAAGTTATTGTTAATGAGAGTGAAGGTAAACTTCCTGAGCAGTATGTTATTAAAGACTTAAACATTAACTTACAGAACTTAACAGTTGCACAGAAAACAAACACAGATTTTGCCGCTAACCCAACAACAGGATTAGGTGGTACTGGTGGCGGTGGCGGAGCAGGTGGAGGCGGATATACAGTCCCATCTATGCCATACAACACATCAGGTAGTAGATTTACATTAGGACAAGCAGAATCAGCAATCGATTCTAATCATGTTGTTCACTTGTCACTAACAGAAGGCTTAGATCGTTTCTGGCCTTTCGGACAATCAATCTTAGAGAACATCTTTAAAGTATATAAACAGAAAGAACTATTAGAAGATGCTATCTTAATCTATCGTGTACAACGTGCGCCAGAACGTAGAATGTTTAAGATTGACGTAGGTAACATGCCTAGTCACTTAGCAATGGCATTCGTAGATAGAATTAAAAACGAGATTCATCAAAGACGTATTCCAAGTATTCACGGTGGACAGTCTGTAGTTGATGCTACATATAATCCACTATCAATGAATGAAGATTACTTCTTCCCAGTTACATCAGAAGGTAGAGGATCATCTATCGAAGTTCTCCCAGGTGGACAGAACTTAGGCGAGATCGATGACTTAAAATACTTTAATAATAGATTAGCAAGAGGACTGCGTGTACCTAGTTCATACTTACCCACAGGTCCTGATGACAACACAACACCTCTAAACGACGGTCGTGTTGGTACTGCTATGATACAAGAATTTAGATTCAATCAGTATTGTGAAAGACTACAAAATTATATCTGTCAGAAACTTGATGATGAATTTAAATTATTCTTGCGTTGGAGAGGTTTTAACATCGACACACAGATGTTTGATTTATCATTTAATCCTCCTCAGAACTTTGCCGCTTATCGACAAAGTGAATTAGATACAGCAAGAGTTAGTACTTTTGGTGCAATGGAAGCATTTCCTTATATCTCTAAACGTTTTGCACTAGAAAGATTCTTAGGATTATCTGAAGAAGAAATTAATAAGAATGAAAAACTTTGGGGAGAGGAAAACACTGAAGCACAAGATGCTGATCCATCAGGTTCTGATCTTAGAAACATTGGAGTATCTACAGGAGACTTTGATGCAGACATAGAAACTAGTGAAGAAATCGAAGACCAAGAAAACTTAGAAGACTTTGGAGACATGGACGTTGCAGGACCAGTAGGAACCCCGGGTACAGCAACTGGTTCAGTCGAAGGCGCTGGAGAAGTAGGCGGCACTCAAGGCGTCTAGTGAAACTTAAACATATTATCACATCTGGATGTAGTTTCGGTGATGCTTATACTTCATGGACATGGCCTCATGTACTAGAATCACATATCAAATCATTAGACCCTAATGTAACATTCGATCACAGAGGCATGGGTCATCAAGGTCAAGAACTCATACAAAAGAAAACAACAAATGCTATTATAGATGCAATAGATAATGGTATTGATCCGTCTGAAATAGGTGTTGTTGTTTCTTGGAGTGGTAATGATCGAAAAACCTGGTACATAACAAACAAAGATTATATTGGTGATATCAAAGATCACTGGAGTACATCCGGTGGAGATATGTGGGACATACAATTTTGTAATCTCAAAAATAATAGAGAAGGCGTTGAAGTAATAGAATATAATAATAAAAACGGAAACTATTTTGTTCAATACAATCCTAACGGTGGTTGGTATCACTCTGCATGGAATCATAGAGAACCTAAATTTATCAATGATTATATGATGTTTACTGAACCTGTTATTGACAGAGATTATGATAAACATAACATACATTCATTGCATCTTGCATTAGAAAATATGATTATGTTGCAAAATACATGTAAAGTACACGGTATTAAATTTTATCATCAGTATTACATGGATCACACATACAAAGATATTGAAGCCTGTAAAGATCATCCTATCATAGAATATCTTTATAAACAACTAGATCAAACGATTAGAGTAAAGCCTGCAATACATGAATATGTTAAACCTTTTGGCATGACAATATCAGAAGAAGATGTGCATCCTAATGAAGAAGGGCATCAGAAATACTTTAATGACATTCTAAAACCCTTTTTAGAAGAAAAAAACTTTTTTGAATAAATATTAATATGAAATTATTTGAAATGTTCGATGCGGCAGTACCAGGATACCAAGAAGTTGGTGATGACAACTCCAAACCTATCTGGAGAACTTCTAGGAAAACAAAATTAACATTAAGTCAAATTAGAAAGTTACGTAAAATGTTAGATGTTAGAAATTATGAAAAATCAAAACATTTGACCAAAGTTAGAAATCAATATGGTGCAAAACCAGATCCAGAGGCTGGTCCTAGTATCTAATTTTTGTAATCAGAAATTGTCTGATTTTATCTATTCTTACCTCAAAATCATCAAAAACGCAAAAAAGTAGTACTTAAATAGTACTTTTTATAACTACACACTAAATATCTCTACAAAGCCATACTTTATTATATCAGGAGAAAAGTACAATGGAAAACAAGAAATTTGAACAATTAATCGATCTCATTATTAATGAAGACGAAGAACAGGCGAAAGAACTGTTTCACAACATCGTTGTAGAAAAATCAAAAGAAATCTATGAGTCTATCATGGAAGACGAAATGAAAGACAGTGATGACTTAGAAGAAGGCATGGGCGGTCAAGTTGGTGATCTTGCTGACGAAGTCCAAGCAGAAGAATCAGGAGTTGCTGAAGATGCTGAAGAAGAAATTGATATAGATTCAGAAGAAGTTTTCGACATCGAAGGTGATGATGATGTAGATGCTACTTTAGACATCGAAGCAAATTCATCTGAAGAAGTAGAAGATGCAGTTGTAAGAATTGAAGACAAACTCGACACATTATTAGACGAGTTTGAAGCAATCATGGCAGACGAAGACGAATTAAAAGGCCGTGATGATGAGATGGATGCAGACTTGCATGACATCGAAGACGAAATAAAAGACCAAGAAGTAGACGTAGACGTTTCTGTTGATGACGAAGAAGTAGTTGCTGAAGCAATTAATCTTCCTAAAGTCACAGCAAAGATGGGAGACAACGGTGAAAACACTAAGTCCCCTGTAGACGCAAATTCAGGTCAAAAAGGAATGGATTCACACCCAGTCGATTTCGACAAAGGTAGTGATGAAAAAGGACGCCCTGCTCCGACTGCTAAAGACGTAGAAGGTGCTTCTTCATTCCAAAACGTACCTGGAAACAACAAAGGACCTAAATTAAGTCCTGCTCCAAAGCCCGTGACATCACAGGGTGAAGGTACAAATACTAAATCTGTAATAGATTAAGGACTGATACAAATGGCTTTGTATCTTAAAGAACACTTATCATTCGACCGTGCCGAAATGATGGTCGAATCGGTAAAAGAAGGTGATTCTAATTTGAAGACTCTTTATATGAAGGGTATCTTCATTCAGGGAGGGGTAAAAAACGCCAATGAACGTGTTTACCCCGTTTCTGAAATCAAAGACGCCGTAGACACACTCAACGAACAAATACAAGAAGGTAATTCTGTATTAGGTGAAGTGGATCATCCTGATGATTTAAAAATTAATTTAGATCGTGTTTCACATATGATTACTAATATGTGGATGGATGGACCTAATGGCTACGGCAAATTAAAGATTTTACCAACTCCGATGGGTCAGTTAGTTCAGACCATGTTAGAGTCAGGGGTAAAACTCGGAGTATCTAGTAGAGGTAGCGGAAACGTTAACGATTTAGATGGCCGAGTCAGTGATTTTGAAATAATCACTGTAGATATTGTTGCTCAACCAAGTGCTCCTAATGCATACCCTAAAGCAATATACGAAGGTCTGATGAATATGACCAACGGACATAAAGTTTTAGAAGTTGCAAGAGAAGCAAGAGGCAATAAACAAGTAGAACGGTTTTTGAAGGACGAGGTAACTCGTCTTATCAAAGATTTAAAAATCGACTAAAATAGAGGGGAAAACAGCATGTTAGATGCTATCAAACCATTAATTGATTCAGGTCTTATTAATGAAGATGTTGCAAGTGAACTAGAAAGCACTTGGAGCACTAAGTTAACTGAGGCTAAAGATCAAGTTCGTGGTGAACTTAGAAATGAGTTCGCACAAAGATACGAACATGACAGAAGTGTGATGGTTGAAGCCCTGGATAAGATGATTACAGAATCTCTCTCAGAAGAAATTAAAGAATTTCACGAGGAGAAGACTGCAATTAACGAAGACCGCGTAAAAGCAAAAATGAAACTTAAGGAAAGTGCGAAGAAATTTAATAACTTTATGGTAACTAAGTTAGCAGAAGAAATTAAAGAACTACGTGCAGACCGTAAGGTTCAGTTGGAAAACCAAGATAAACTTCAAAAGTTTATCACTCATGCATTGGCTAGAGAGATCAAAGAATTTGCTCAGGATAGACAAGCAGTGGTAGAACAACGAGTCAAGTTAGTTGCTGAAGGTCGTACACAATTAGAAGCATTGAAAGAGAAGTTTATTTCTGAAAGTGCCGCAAGATTGAGTAAGTCTGTAGCATCTCATCTTAAAGGTGAGTTATCACAACTTAAGGAAGATATTCAAATTGCTAGGGAGAATAACTTCGGTCGTAAGATTTTTGAAACATTTGCAGGTGAATTCAGCACAACTTATCTTAATGATAAGGCTGAAACACGTAAGATTGTTTCTGACTTGA